GACCATTAGATGAATACATGAGACAAGCATTAATATCTTTTATACATTCTGTTGGTTGGGAATCATTTTTATATAGTCAAATTATTGATTGTGTAGAAAATGAAAATTTTGCTGGAGTTTGTGAAGATATTGGACGTTGGATTTTTGATGAAGATTATCAAGTAATTGGTGGATTATTAGATAGAAGGAAAGAAGAAATAAAATTATTTTTAACTGAAATCCATACCAATGACTGGAAAACTAGCGAAATTCTTTTAAATGCTTTTAGAACTTTTAAAAGTACACCAGGACAAATCAGAGCTATAAGAAAATTAGAAGAAAGTATTAATCCATACATTCTTAGCAATTTTGCCAACGGCTATAAAGTTGATATTAATGGTGTGGATAGCTACTCTGAAGAAGATTTCTTGTCCGTTTCTATAAGAGTCTGATTTAGAATGAATGAACCAACGAGAGATGAAATGACAAAATCCGCAAAACAAGGAGAATTCATACTCCCATTAGAGTTACAATTTTCCATGAGAAAAGCCGAGATCAACGCTCAGGAAATGACATGGGAACAATTATATTCAGCATTACTTAATCTTTACTATCAACGCCTAATGGAATGGCATGCTGTTAAAGAGTTAATGTGTGCAGAAAATATAAAGTTAGATTTTGATATACCTACTGATATAGAACTTCAGAAGTTAGCACAAGAATGTATAGCATTAGAAGAAGAGGAAGATGATGAAGAAGATCCCTTTACTCCTGCTTAATTAGGTTTAATTAATCTATTTAAATACCATAGTGCTTTTTTTAAAGATTCAATTTTACCTTTGTGTTTCTCTCTCCAAATGTATTTAATAATATTTCCTTTTAAATAACCACGGAATTCTTCTGAACTTAACTGAGCTTCAATAGCATCAATACATTCAATAGATCCAGCTGCATAATGTAATGGACGATCTACATTATCAAATTGATGCATCCGACTATCGTTCTCTTTTTTCATAGCTTCTAAATCAGCAGCACTATATGCATTTTCTCTTTTCCTTGAAAGTATTTCAATTTCTTTTTCAGAAGAATCCATACGTTTAGTTATAAAATCAGTAATCTCTTTCCATGCTAAATCATTTATTTCACTTACGTTTTTATCTCTGAGCAACTCAATATCTTTTCCAATATTAGAGACTTCTTGTTTTTCTGCTTCTGGACCAGCCATACGCATTTTAGGAGATGTCTCGTCTATCGGCTCAAGCCACGTCTTATCAAGGATTCTTTTTTCATTTGATCTGACGGAGATCCCAGTGCTATCAGGAGCTTTGGAGATTTTGGAGATGAACCTGGAAATTGGCCCGAATCTTCCATTGCTGGTATGTATCCTGTTAGTCCTGCTCTCTGGCTCTTGTCTCTCTTTTCTCCTTCCAGAGTTAAGTTTCTTCTGTCCATCCCTGTCTCGCATGCAGCCAATCCACGATTATATTGATCATAGAGTGGAACATCATTATTTTCATTATCTATTGGAGCACCAAAATCTTGTATATCTAAATAAGCACAATCCAATTCGTCTTTAACAAAATCACCTAAGAATTTGCTTTGTGATGAGTATCCAGCCATGGGAATATATAAGTCTTGATGTATTCCTTTTACAATATTATCATGGCAAGTTTGTATAACTCTAACTACGATCCCCGAAAGGATTCTGGTACTTCTGGAGTAGAAGTATCAGATCTTAATCCTGAAGACCAAAGAGATGTTGATTTAAGACGATTAGATCCAGAAGAAAGAAATATTTATAAAGACACTAAAAGTGAATTTTCACATTCAAAACATCAAGAGTCTAGTCAAAAAAGAATAAGTAAATTTATGAAAGCAGCTCGTGCATCAAATAAATATAAACAAAGTAGAGGTATTTCTGAACCAACTATTAGAGGGAAGACACCTGTAGGAAAAGCAGAAATAGGAGGAGTTGAATTACCAAGTTTAAGAGGAAGAAACTTCGGTCCTCCTGGAGCAGGAGCTACCGAATATTCTCATAAACCTAAACCTAATTTTGGAAAACCTTTTGTTTAAACAGTTGCACAGACAACCTCTTTAGGTTGGTTTTGATATTTACCTTTACGATCTTTATAACTAACCATACACGATCTTCCACGGAAAAATAACAATTGAGTTATTCCTTCATTTGCATAAATACGATTAAACAATCCTGTTGAATTACTAATTTGTAAAGTTAAATAACCTTCCCAACCTCCTTCTGCTGGAGTGATATTGCAATGAATACCTGTACGTGCATAACTTGATTTACCAGCTGGTAATACAGTCACATCTTCTGGAAGTTTTAATCGTTCATGAGCAACACATAAACAATAACCATAAGGTGGTAATAAAAAATATGCTCCCTTTTCGTCTTCTCTTAATTCTGTTTCTTTTAAGATAGTTTTATCAAAACTTTTTGGATCACATACACCTGCTGCTGTACCACCAAATAATAAACATTGCTTAGGAGACAAACGAATATCATAACCATAAGAACCTAATCCATAACTAAGAATTTTACGATTATTTTCTTCTCTTACTACATGATCTACAAAAGGTTCAATTAATCTATCTCCTAAAGATAAAGCTTTAATTTCCCAATCACAAAGGATGCTCATAATTCTCCAGTCAGTTTTTTTAGTATAAGAACATCAACATAAAATGCGACCTTTTTCTGAATATATTTCTATAAATCTTTCAGTCATTTTAGTTGAGTTATTTATAGGAGGTAAATACACTAAAAAAGATGTACAAGTTTTATGTTTACTTACACCCTTACTGGTGTTTTTTAATAGTAATGGAGCTGTTTTTAAAATACAAATAGGAAAATCAAATATTTTTTGTTCATAACGAATCATATCTGGACAATTTGTAAAATATAAACCTTGTTTTATATCACCTGCTAACCATGAGTTATACATTTTTCTAAACCATACAGCATGAGATGATGTCAATGTTGGAGATGATGCTCTTGTCATTTTCCATCTATCATTTCTTTTATCCCAAAAATAAGCACCTCTGGGTGGAAATAGATAAACACTTCCATACCATTGTTGACAATTTAAACCATCATCTGAAGGACATAAATAATCTGTTGCTTCTACATATTTATTTGCAATTTTGGAACTAGCAACATCTAAATCTATACCTTCTAATAGAGCATGTGCTGCTGCTACTAAATCATAATTAGTGATTAATTCTAAGTCTTCACGACGTTTATTAATATCATGAATAGCCATTAGTTTTCAATTATAATTTTTTGTATTTCATTAAAATCTAAATCAGGAAAAGATAAACAAACTGCAGCTCGTTTTATTTCTCTATCATCTAAAGGAATAACACTATGAACTTTAGAAACATTTAAAAGATAAACATCTCCTGCAGAAGCCATAAAAGATGGACCTAAAGTTAATTCGTCTAAAGTATATATTTTTCCATCGGTTTGATTTGCAATCTGAGAACCTGTAGCATTATCTTTTAATTCGTAAAATTGTGTAAGACAATTATCTGCTGCTAAATAAAAATTTAAAACAGAAATCATATTACTATCAGTATGTGGAGGAATATAAGAATTTGCTTGTAACAAATTTATTTTGCAATCTCTATTATTAACAAATTTTTTAAAATTAATATCTTTTGCATTTACTATTTCATCGTACCAAATTCCATGAAATTGATTGTTAATTTCTAAACCATAATTAACTTCATTTTTACCTAAATAAATAGTAGGTATTTCAAAATTAATATTTAATTTTTTAAAATAATTATTCATGATTCTATCTGATTGTAGTCAATTTCAAAATAACGCATACCTTGTTGATCATTAATAACATAACCAGCTTTTTCTTCTGGATTTATTTTTTGGGCAGCTTCAAGTATTCTTCTAAAACTTTCAGCTAAATCATCTTTATTATTTCTCTCTGAGTCTTCTTTGGCTGCATTTAATTCTTCTAAAGTTAAAAAAAACATAGAACGATCCTTATTATTAGGTTGAAATGCCATAACACCTGGACCTTCTGCTTTCCACATTTTTATATATTGTTGACCCATATCACCAAGAATAAATTTAATCGTGGTGTCTAACATCTTTACTTTGGTTTCATCCATTTCTGGACCAATAATAGATGCTAATAGACGTTCTCTTCTGTTCATTTTTCTAATAACCCCTGTCGTGATAGTGATTCTAAAAGCTTAGGCATAGGTTGATATAAAACAACCATTTTTCCTAAGACACCTCGTTTTTTAACGAGTTTTCCTTCTTCATCTCTTACTTTATCGAATTCTCCAGAACGTATCAAATATTCAGCTACACATCTAAGTCTTCTTTTTAAAGGTAATTCAGCTTGAGGAAATTTTCCACAAATCGTATCAGGTGTCATATCTTTAAAAGCTATTCGTAAACGATTAGCTAATGTCATATTTGAATTTGCATCTTCTTCCTCATAATTTTTAATATTTTCTAGATACCTACGTAAACAAGCTGTATCAAATGAACCATTAGGAGGAAGAAATATTTCTACTTGTTTTATTAAAGAAATAGGTAATAATTTACTTTCATTTCTAATAGTAATTTCAGGAATATTTATATTTTTAAATCTATGAGCTGTCACTCCAGTTTGCCCACACTTGTAGATTTGTACATTGGAGATCCTTTTTTGCGATAATCTTGATTCTCCATCTTGCGATTTTTTGCAAATGACTGCACTAATTGATTCCACGGAATTCTAATAATTGCTTTTTTTGTAAAATTTGGAGAAGCATTAACATAATGGATTCCTTCAATCCATCCTTTATCAGGACTTTTACGTCCAAGTGCCATCCAATTTCTAATTGTTTGATCAGAT